CCCGACCCTGTAGATCTGCCCCGCTTAAAACCCGGCGGATATGTCTGCAAAATTACATTGGTAACGGACGAGCCTAAAAAGGAATATCTGAAAGTTGAGTATGATATCGCTGAGGGCGAGTTCAAGGGACACTGGAACGAGCTGTACAAGGCTAAATCCTTCTGGGGCGGCACTTTCATTCGCTCCTACAAGGAAACTGCCCTGTCCATGTTCAAGGGATTCCTGACAGCGGTTAAAGAAAGCAACCCCGGATTCATTTTTAACAATGAGGAAAAACGCTTGGAAGGTCAGCTGATCGGCTTGGTGCTGGGGGAAGAAGAATACCGCAAAAACAATGGTACGGACGGTACCAGATTGTATGTAGCGGCAGTTAGAAGCGTGGATAAGATTCGCAAAGGCGATTTCGCTATTCCTCCCAAAAAACTGTTGGCAAACGGTACAAGCGATGGCTGGAGCCCTGTAGATGGCGCAGAAGCGGACGAAGTTCCCTTCTAATCGGGGGGGGTATTCGCATGATTATCATCGAAGATACTCGCCAGCAAAATGAGAAACACAATGCAAAGCACAAGTATTTTGCTGAAAATGACGTAGAAATCGTGCGTTCTAAATTGGTGGTGGGGGATTATACCCTCCCCACCGATCAGAGCGTTTGTGTTGATACAAAATTCGGCCTGTTGGAGCTTTGCGGTAACGTAACCTACGGACATCGCCGCTTTATAGAGGAGCTGGATCTGGCAAAAAAACTTGGTATTCAGCTGATCGTCCTCTGTGAAGAGAAGAACATTGCCTCTCTGGAAGACGTGAAGCAGTGGAAAAATCCTCGCTTACGTAAATCTCCAAATGCATTGACTGGCGAAAAATTATACAAAATTCTCAGATCTATCGAAGAAAGACATGGCTGCCGCTTTTTATTCTGCAGCAAAGAAGAGACAGGAAAGACGATCGTTGACCTGCTTTTGAAAAATAAATAGGCGGTGACTATATGGCGGAATTCAGAGAATATACCAAGGCGGACTTTATAGAAGGCACAGAGCCTTATGAGGTCCTGCATAAGTACATCAATGACAGATTTGTGTTGATGCAGCTGACTGAGCAAATGGCGGCTATGGCTGCGAAGGTAGGCGTCAGGAATTTCAAAACACTGTTCAAGCAGTACTGTGAACTTAAAAAGCAGGAAGCAGCAGGGAATTATATTTCCAGCGCCACAAATTTTGACGGTCAGCCGATGGAGCTGGACTGTGGTCAATGGACTGCAGACGAAAGTGGCATACATATTTTTACCCCTCTAGGGCCCATGTACGCCTGCGTTCACCCGATCATGCCAACGCTTCGCCTGATCAACATCGACACAAACACAGAAAAACTTCAGCTGGCATATCGCAAAGGCGGTATGTGGCGCAAAACAATTGCAGAAAAACGCACGCTGGCGTCCGCATCATCCATCATTCAGTTGGCCGATGTGGGGGTAGCCGTTACCAGTGAAAATGCAAAGTATCTGGTTCGGTATCTGCACGATGTGGAAAATCTAAACTATGACCGCATCGAGGAAAAGAACAGCGTAGGCCGTTTGGGCTGGGTAGAAGGGTACGGATTCGCTCCGTATGTGGAAAATCTGGTATTCGACGGCGACACAAGCAACAAAACATTATTTGAAAGCGTTAGATCTAACGGCAGTTATGAAGAATGGCTGGCGCTGGCAAAAGAAATTCGCAGGGATAGCCTGTATGGACGCATCCTGATGGCGGCTTCAATTTCCAGTGTTTTGGTAAAACCCATGAACTGTCTGCCGTTCTTCCTGCATTTATGGGGTGGCACAGAGGCGGGTAAGTCTGTTGGCGAAATGCTGGCAGCTTCCCTCTGGGCGAATCCCAGAATCGGCGTTTATATTCAGACCTTCAACAGTACATCAGTCGGCAAGGAAAGAGCAGCTGCTTTTGTTGGCAATATGCCCTTGATTCTGGATGAACTGCAGATCGTCAGTACTCAGGCGAATTTCGATAAGGAAATCTATATGCTGTCCGAAGGTGTTGGCCGTACCCGTGGCAACAAAAACGGCGGCGTAGATATGACGCTTACATGGAGTAACTGTATCATTACCAACGGCGAGATGCCTTTGACGTCTTCTGCCTCTGGTGGCGGCGCTGTTAACCGTATTATCGAAATCGAGTGTGAGGAGGCACTTTTTAAGGATCCTAAACACGTTGCAGACACATTACTGGAGCATTATGGCTTTGCAGGCAAAATGTGTCTGGAATGGCTCGAAACGTACGACCCTAACTTTGTTACAACAAGGCAGCTTTATAAGATCTACATGCAGGAATTTGACAAAAAGGATACCACGGGCAAACAGTCCATGGCGATGAGTCTGATTCTGGTTGGGGACTTTATATTGTCTCAGGCGATTTTTGGAGACAACGACTATTTGAAGCCGGAAGACGTGCAGCACTTCCTGAAAACAAAGCAGGAGGTTTCTATCCATGAACGCGCTTTCGAATATATCTACGAAACGCTGGTGGCAAACAAGAATCGTTTCGGTGAAACAAGCGATGATCGTAACGAAGTTTGGGGTACCAGCGACGACAATTATTTTTATGTGATACGCAGCCGGTTTGATCAGATCTGCCAAGACGGCGGGTACAATGCCAAAGCATTGCTTAGCTGGATGAAGCGGGCAGGTAAGATCGAAGCGACCAAAGGCTGCACCAAGGCAAAACGGGTCAACGGAGAGGTTGTTTCCTGTATCTGGATTGTAAAAATGCGTGATGAATGCGGCGGCTTCGAGCAAATGGGCCTCCGCGATCAGGCAAGGGACGACTGCCCGTTTTGACCAAAATGTAAGAATGTAAGAATTGTAAGAAGGTTTTTAGATACACCTTTTTTATATGTGATAGTGTTCGAGCGTAAATCACGCAAAACACATATTGCTATATAGGTATTAAAAATTGTTCTTACATTTCTTACATCTACAAAAAACACACCTGTAACCATTGATTTTACTGGGTTTGTGGTGTAAGAACTAAAACTCTTACACCCTCCTACATTTTCTTACAATAGAGGTGATTTACTTGTCAAATCTTAAAAAAATGACCTCTGAAGACGTTGCGGAATTCTTTCATCAGGTGTCACGAAAGGGTAAGGCGTTATCTTTGCCTCCGGAACAGCTGGAACAATACCGCGACGAATATGATGCAATAGTGGCTTATCTGAGACAAAACTACCGAGGGTTTCTGTTCTACCATATTTCCGGTGGCAGCAATATGGTGAATAAAGATACTTTTCGCAGGGCCTGTAAAGTTATTAGCAGCAAGGGCATATTTAACGATCTGAAACTTGCCTTGATAAAAGGTGATGTTGAAGATCTGAAAGTGCATTGTGCAAAATTACGTCCGGCTTATAACGAAACAGTTAATCAGATACTTTGGGAAATTCGACACACAAGAAAGTAAGAGGTGCATTTATGAAAAAAGTTAGAGAATATCAGCGCGGAAGAGACGACGGTCTTCTTCTGGCTTTGAAAATCATAAAAGAAGGCGGACCTGAAGCTCTTGAACAGGAAATCAAATATAGAAACATTACAGGATTTCATACCAACCTGACACTGAAGGAACTGGATGACGCCGGCGAAATGTATAAGCAAAATGCTATCGATACAGTTTTGAATATGGCAGTTCAGGTAAATCATGATTTGTTTGGCCATGGCACAGAACGCCTGCAGAGATTTGTCGATCGCTTTAGATTCAAGACAAGCTGCTTAGGTTCTCATGTGAAATGGAAAGAGATTCAGGAAGAAAATGTTAAAAAATTCAAACTGAAAAATGTTACGATCGCAAATTTGGACGAATTAGACAGCGTTTGGGGAAGTAGGGATGCAAGATGATGAGTAAAAAGACATTGATACTTAATACGCTTATGGTGATTTGCACTACAGAGTTTCTGCTCATGGCGGCAAAGCAGTTTTATATATGGGCAGCCATCAGAGAGCAGGGTATTTATATTCAAACCATTGCTTCTATTACTGTGTATTGCCTGCTTGGTTTTATCCTGGCATTTCCACTGGTGATCGGCCATGTGAAAAGCGTCACCAATGACATCTTTGAGGCAGAGAAAAAAGGACATGCAGACGCATGGAACCTAATCAGAAGCGTGCATTTGGACAAAAACGACTCCGAGGATCCTGCCAAGAAAAAGCATAGAAGGAGACCTAGATGATTACACAGGAAAAACAATTGGTTGAAGAGGTATTGCTGGTAAAGCGTATCGGTGATCGAATCGGATACGGACATCTGATGTCCCTTGCTTCGGCACTCTGGAGAAGGAAATTCCCGAGCGAAGCAGCGAGCGGAGCGTATGTCTGTGTGTGCGAAACATCGGTGAAAAAAGACATTATGGACGCAGTCAAAGCAACCAACGAGGTTTATGACGAAATTGTGAAAAAAGCATTGGAAGGTGGCACATTGCTATGAAGAAAAAAGAAGCGTTACTTCTCCTGAAAGAGAGAATGGAATTTTCAAAAGAGCATTATGCAAAAGAAACTGCAGACTACATAGAAGCTCTGGAAATAGCCATTGAGGCTATTAGCGAACAGCTGAACAGATGGTATCGTCCTGAAGAACGATTGCCTGATCCTGCCAATAATCCGAAAGAGGATGGGCTCTTGTTGGCTGTTGTAAATGGTACTTACAAAAATGCTCGATTTGAGGATGCGTATATGTTTGCGTATTTCAATCCTGATGCCGGATGGGCGCTGGAAGAATATCCTGATGCATGGGATATTTCCGTGAAAAAATGGATGCCACTTCCTGCTCAGGAGGATGTGGAATGAGCGGCAGGATATTTTTAGGCATCGACCTTGATATAAATTATGCCTCCAGGATGTGGAATACTTACGAGCCTAATTCCAGGCGGCAACTTGCATTGAAAAGAAAATTCCGATCGGAATGTCTTCGTCTGGAAAGAGAAATGAAGGCGGGAATGTATGTGATCGATCGTGATAACCGCATTTACCAAATCATTGAAGTTAAGGGCTGGACAATTGAAACAAAGGAGTATTGGCTGCAGCGTTTTACTACCCACGGCATTGAAAAGAAAACCGCTTTGGATATCTACCCTCTGGATTGGTGGACAAAAGAAAGAGAAGGCATGGTTCAGGCGGGAGAGAGAACCCCTTTGTGGTTTCAAGTAGTAGACGCCATCAAGAAAAAGCAGGAGGAAAGCAATGATTAAGCTGATTGAAAATTATGAAATCCATGGGAATACATACGATTATTCCTTGGTGATCAATACGGGGAAGGAAGGCAAGGACGGGAAGCCGATTTATAAAACACTCGGTTATTTCAGATCCGTAGAGAGCTGTATCAAAGAATGTTACCGACATTTATGCCGGAAAGCTACAGCGGAACAGGTTCTTACCCTGAACGATGCAATCGTTTTGTTCCAGAGAATTGAAAAACGGCTGGAAGAAATTATCCCTGATTGCATGAAAAAATAGGCTCAGACATAGGCCTAATTTCGTATCCAAAAACAACCGAAAATCGACCTATCTTTTGTGCATAGGTTTAATTTCTCTGTAGCCCTTGATTTTACTGGGTTTGAAGCAGGTCGAGAGTTGAGAAATTAGGCCTAGTTTAAGAGGGTAGGCTTATTTTCGGGTATAAAGTCTTTGCAGTCTGATGAGGAGGAAGAAGCGATGTTCAAAATTAAAACAAATACCAGGGAGCTCTCTATTCGTGATGACAACGAGGAAATGTATTTTGATATGTGTCTGCAGGCGTTGATCAGGAAAGAGACCCCTTTGGAAAAACATAGCAGTCTGGAGCAGGTAGAGGAAGCGACAGCCTATTTTCTTGAAAAGTTACAGGAAGAGGCTAAGAAGATAACCGAGCAGTCTTATGAAGATGATGCCGGCGATCAGGAGGAAACGGACACTGAGGAAGCGTCCTACCCCCCCCCTAGCCGACCTGTGACCAGCGTAGACGATGACGATCAGGAGGTAGACATGGAGAAAGGAAAAACATTTAAGGGCTTTGTTCATATCGAATGCGAGCATTGCGGCGAAATTATCAGCACCTGCCTGAAGCACGGTCAGAGATATTTTGAATGCAAAAAATGTGGACAGCCTACAAAAATGACAACAGACAACATGCGCAAGGTAGATCTTCGTTGCCAGTGTGGGAACGTATCTTACTACCATACAAACAGAATTGACGGCATGTTTGAAATCGACTGTATCAACTGCGGCACACCCGTTGCAGTCGAATGGAACAGAAAGAAAAAAGGTTATGTAACAATTGGGGAGTGAAATTCTATGATGAGAGAAATCATTTTTCAGGGAAGAAGTGCTTTATCCGGTAGATGGATTACTGGTTATTTAACACAGCAGCCAGACGGGCGGTACTATATCCACAGAAACATAATGGGGAAAGAAGCAAAAACATTAGTGTACCCTGAAACTGTTAGACAGTTTACCGGCTTTGTAGATATGAATGGCGAAAAGATCTTCGAAGGCGATATTCTGGAATGCACATATCAGGATTCTCCTGAGCCCGATTCCGTAGTATACGAAAAAGTAATCTGGAATAATGGCTGGTACCAGCAGGACGGGAATTGCCCTCCTGAACCATTGGTACAGCATATTCTGGACGAAAATGCAATTATTGCGGGTAATATCTGGGACAATGCAAATTTATTGGAGGCGAAGTAAATGGATAAAGAAAAAGTTTTATGCATGAAATGCGGCAAAGAGGCTAAGTGGGACGATAACGTTGAAGGGTATATATGCACAGCCTGCAGCGCAATGGTATATCAGGATCCCATCCCTGCCAAACCGGTAATCATGGATAGCGGCAACAGAACAGAATTTGACTCTGGCGCAGTCAGAGATATTCAGGATGATAAAGGTCGCTGCGACCTGCTGCCTTTGGGTGTCATTGGCAGCATCCTGATCGGGAACGCAGAGAGATCTATTGGCGTTCTGGACCAGCTGGAGGCGTATAAAAGAACAAAGGACATCAAGTATCTGTACGGCGCTTTGCATGAATTCATCGAGGGCGTATATTGCGGTGACAGAATGGAGGCGATCATGGAACTGTCCATTCACTTCCGTGACGGTGCCGTGAAGTACGGTGAAAATAACTGGCAGAAAGGTTTGCCTGAATGGAGTTATCTTTCCAGTGCCATCAGACATTTTGTCAAATGGTGGACTGGCTACAGAGATGAAAGACACGACAGAGCGTTTATGTGGAACATCGTCTGTCTGATCTGGACCATTGAAAATAAAGAGCCTAACCCTGTTACTCCAAATGCCAGGCAGGAAGATGTTTTGGAGGGAGGATCTTGTAAATGATTAAGATCAAAACAAAATGCGGATATACAGCCTATGAGGTCAGCAGGGAAGAAATTATGCTTTTGGGCGGCTTTGGTATCTGTGATCATTGCAATACTCCTTCAAGGACAGGCTATCTGGTACCCGTGCTTAACCACTGGATTTGTCCGAAATGCTATGCGGAATGGAATGAAAGAGCGAAATTCTATCCTGAGGATCTGGAAGTGGAAGCAAGAAACTGTGCGTACTACGAGAGCATAATTCCGCTAGGGGGGGGCAGACTGCAGACCTGCCCATTCTGTGACAGCCCTGCCGAATTAATGATTCTGAATCCGGAATACTACGGAAAGTGTGCAGCCTTCGTTAAATGTACTAACAAGCATTGTCGTGCAGAAGGTCCGCAGTGTGGTATTTCTGAAATGCGCTTTTCGGATAACGGCATATCTACACCGATTACACCGGAGAGTGTAAAAAAGGGCGCAGATAAAGCGATCGACTTGTGGAACAGGAGGATAGAAAAACATGATCAGCATAAATCTTGATGATCCAAACTTAGAGGAAAACTTCAGATCCCTGCAGGAAGTACAGAAAACAGGGATGTTTACTGATGAGCAGCTGCAGGAAATGTATGACCGGCAGGTAGAAAAAGATAAAAAGCAGCTGGAGGAGAAAGGGGAGAATGAGCTTAAACCCTGCCCCTTCTGCGGCAGTAAAAAAATACATATCTACGGAATGCTGAACATTGTGGAGTGCAAGGAATGTCGGGCGTCCATTTCAGCGAAATTTACAGTAGGAGAAGCGGTAAAGGCATGGAATAGGAGGGCGGAAAATGTCTGAATTAAAACCCTGCCCATTTTGTGGGGGAGAAGCAGAATTTATTAGAAACACAAGAACAATCAAATGCAAATCTTGTGGGGGTGCGTTTTTATGCACAAACCCACTTATAACAACCCTTGAGGCTGCACAGGCATGGAACAGGAGGGCTAGTGAATGGAAAGAGTGCTAAAAAAGATATATTGCTTTTTGTTTTGCAAACATCCTTTAGGGTTTATTCGTTTCAGCTATGCCGCGCTTATCCCTTGCATTCTGTGGAAAGAGTTTAACAGATGGTGGATGTTGGTTATGACCATTGTTCTGTTAAGCGTTATTCTTGCTTATGAGAAAGGATGGAGAGAGGGTCGATGATGACATTTGATGAAGCACATAAGCTGACAGTTCAATATGCAAAGTGCCCTCGGTGTGGTTGTGATACGGTAGGCAACGGCACGGGGACTCTTGAAATTGATACAAACATTGGATATTTCAAGCGTACCTGTAAATGCGGTTGGAGTATCGAAATAAAGGAGGGATGACTGACGATGGCAAGAGCGATTAATGCGGATGCGCTGAAAACGAGCTGTAAAATTACCGGTGAGTTTATGAATAACTTTGAATGCGTGTCGCTTGCGACACTCGGAGAGATTATCGATAAGCAGCCCACCATCGAACCAAAGCAGGAATGGATTTCTGTAAAGGACAGGTTGCCAGAAAGGACAGTGCCTCCGCACGATGTTTTAGTGTATCACGATTTGAACTGCGGAATGTTCGTTGACCGTGCATGGTATAGTCACGATAAGAAACAATGGTGTTCTGCTATAGGCATGAAGCTGAAAGTCACCCACTGGATGCCACTGCCTGAACCACCGAAAGGGGAGAGCTGATTCATCACAATTCTACCCATTTTTATACATAAGGGGGTAATTTTTTGAACGAAACAAGACATAAAACCGTTGATTTTACAAGGTTTTGTTGAGTTTTCATAAGGTGGAAAAAACATGGTTTTTGTATAGTACTTTTTCTACGTGTTATTCAGCCATGTTTTTTAGGGATCGTCAAGCAACTTTATGGTTTTAGAAAGGGGGTGTTGCAAAGTGTTAATAGCAAGAACTGTGATTAAATTTCTGTGCGCCATAATGGCTATGGTACATATGGTCTGCATGGCAAAAGCGCACAAAAAAGGCGATACAAATGCTATGGTCAGCTGCGGCTTCTGGGCAGTGATCATGACAATGCTGTGGAAAATGTAAGGAGTAATGCCATGGATATAGCCGTAATAATTCTGATCCTACTATCCCTTCCTGTTATAACTGCAGTGACTTTTTTTCTGGTAATTGTTACGCTATTATGGCTGGCAAATATCGAAAAAGAGATTATGGGTTTTGCCAGAACATTTGATGATCTGGGAGTTAAAAGGGGAAAATGAGAGAGGGAAGAAATGGATAAAAGCGTTTTGATTCAATATGCGGATATGCAGAAGGAAGTAGCGGATCTACGGAGACGTATTGAAAATTTGGAGAAAAAACAGGAATCTTTAATTAAAAGCGGCACAGTTATTGATACAGTTAGGGGTTCACGCCCCGACGGTACCATCGGCAGTATACGCATTGAGGGATTCCCGTCGAAGGAATACAACAAGCGGAAGGCAGCTATTAAAAAATATACCGGTATGCTTGTATCTGCAGAAACAAAACTACTGGAGCTTCTGAATGAATCTGAAGAATTCATAGAAACCATTGCGGACAGCCATCTGCGCATGATCATACGCTTGCGAATCATTGACGATCTGCCATGGCGACAGGTGGCGCAAAGGATCGGCGGAAACAATACAGAAGATGGAGTGCGTATGACATTCACAAGATTCTTTGATGAATTAGAATGAAGGAGAGGTATTATGAAAAAATTATTTATTTCTCAGCCCATGAAGGGCAAAACAAACGAAGAAATTCTGGAAGTAAGAGAAAAAATCGTAGAGATGGCTCAGATGATGTTTGGAGAAACATTTGAGGTGATTGATTCTTTCTTTAAGGACGAACCTGCAGATGCAGAGCCTTTGTGGTACCTTGGCAAATCGCTGCAGCTGCTTTCCACGGCAGACCTTGTTATCTTTGCTCCCGGATGGGAAGATGCAAGAGGCTGCAAAATCGAACATACCTGTGCAGCTGAATATGGTCTTGACTACATTGCAATGAGCATTGAATAAACTTGTTCGTTTTGTTCGTTTGGAAAATAGTAGTATGGTATTAGCCCGTAGAGGCAAGCATCGAAAACAGAAGCATATTCCATTGTATTGATACTCAACCCCAGATGATTTATCAGTACAAATTCTTTCTCCTACCTGATGTGGTGGATCTGGAAAAAGCTTTTCGATCTCAAGAACTCCTTTATGAAGAGGTGCACCCTTTCCGCACCTCTTTTTACATGCCAAAAATCATAGAAGGGAGGATGGTTGAATGGCAAAACTGACAGAAAAACAAGCATTATTTGTCCAAGAATATCTCGTAGATCTGAATGCTACCCAGGCAGCCATCCGAGCTGGATACAGTGAAGAAACGGCTGGAGCTATTGGGTATGAAAACCTCAAAAAACCTGAAATACTGGAAAAAATCCAAGAAGCAATGGACGCCAGAGCAGCAAGGACAGAAATAACTCAGGATAGAGTGCTTTATGAACTTGCAAAGACGGCATTCGCAGATGTTACGGATTTTGTGACAGTGGAGAAAAAGAAAAATTCCTCTGTTGTTACGATCAAACCCACCAGCGAGATCCCAAAAGAGAAGCTGGGAGCGATCGCCAGCATTAAGCAGGGTCGGAGCGGTATAGAAGTCAAGCTGAATGACAAGGGAAAGGCTTTGGAATTGCTTGGCAGGCATCTGGGAATGTTCCAGGATAAACAGGAGGACCATGCCCCTGTAACGGTGGTGGTAAATTATGACTACGGCGAAGACGATTAAAGCCCGTGCCCGGTTTAATATAATATTTAAGCCGGTCAATGAATGGAAAGGTCGCTTTCGTATTCTGAAAGGCTCTGCCGGCTCTGGCAAATCAGTTGATCTGGCGCAGGATTACATCCTGAAGCTTTCTGATGATCGGTACAAAGGTGCAAATCTGCTTGTCGTCCGAAAAGTCGACGAAACAAACCGAGACAGTACTTTTGCAGAACTGCAGTCTGCGATTTATCGGATTTACGGAGAGCATGCAGAACGATATTGGAAAATTACGCTTTCACCTATGTCCATGGAGTGCCTGACGACAGGTAATCGAATTATCTTCCGAGGTATGAAGGATACAGGCCAGCGGGAAAAAGTAAAATCTATAACATTCAAAAAAGGCAAACTGGTCTGGATTTGGGTGGAAGAAGCAACGGAGTTGGAATCTGGAGATATAGAAATTCTGGATGACCGACTCCGTGGTGAACTGGAAGAAGTAAACCCGAATCTGTATTATCAGATCACGATGTCTTTTAACCCTGTATCTGCAATGCACTGGATAAAAGGCAGATACTTTGACAAGAAGGATCCTGATGTGCTGGCGCATCATTCCACATACAAGGACAATCGTTTCATTGATGCAGCATATTATCGCCGAATGGAACGCCGTCGTCTGGAAGAT